CCTCGTCCAGCCGCTTCTCCAGCTTTGCCCGGATCTCTGCCGCCCGCTGGTTTTCTGCTACCCGCCGCTGCAAATAGCCCACCTGTGCCTTTGCGCCCAGCGCCGCTCTGGCCGCGATCTCCCGCGCCGCTTCCGCCCGCGCTGCTGCAAAAACGCCGTCCGGCTTTTTGGCTTCTTCCGCCATCCAGCTGCGGATGGTGCTCTCCGGCACGCCGTATTTCCGCGCCACCGCACAGATGGAGTTGGAGCCGATCATGGCCATCACCACTTCGGCACGCACCGCCGCCGGGTATTTTCTGCCCCTGCCCTGTTTCCCAGGCACTGTGTTTTTGCAGTATCTGCGCGCCATTTTCGCTCCTCCTCTCGTGGTTCTGATGCTATTTTACAGCCCGTTTGAGTCCAAAAAAACTGCGTACTTTTTCAGCTATTCAAAGTACCCAGCCATTTCTTCCGCGCAGTTCACATCGGATGCTGAAAGGTTTCCCCTATGCCAAAGCTTCCCTCCCATAGGGAGGTGGCATTGCGCCAGCAATGACGGAAGGAGTTCGTCTCTCAGATCAGCCCCGCCCGCGCCGCATACATCCCCACCGTGCTCAGCACTTCCAGCTCCTTGCGGTAGTAGGTCGTCCGCCCGATGTAAAGCTGCCTCACCGTCTCCCACTCGCTCAGCCCGTCAATGTACCGCAGCTGCAACAGCTTTGCGCAGTCCGGATCTGCTTTCTCGTAGTAGTCCATCGCCCGCCGGATCACCGTGCCCCACGCCCGCACCCACTCTGCCGCCGCGTTCTTTTCCTCTGCCTGCTCCATGCTGTACCGCCGCAGCGCCTTGCGCACGTCCTTTTTCTGCTGTTTCGTCACCCGCCCGCCACCTTCCGCTGTCAATATTTCCCTTCGTTCACAAAAAATGCCTGTTTTAGCTGCTATCCGTGCATGTTTTTACGCGCAAAAATTTTATTTTATCTGTCATGTGCGAACTTTCGCACTCCTCCGCCTGCGCAGGATCAGATACGCCTGCGCTTCGGTAGCCTCCCATCCATCTGGCCGCGGCCTGTCCGCTTCGTACAGCTGTCCGGGGTCATAGATCATCACCTGTACCACCTCAAAACCCGGATAGTGCTGCTCCCACCAGTAGGCATTCTCTGCGCATTCGGTGCAGCCCTTGCGCAGCTGGCGGCGGCTCCACTTCGTGTCGCTGGGTGCCAGTTCTTCCGGCTGGCTCAGATTGCGTGTTTCAATGCAAGCCCGCTCTTTGTGGCCGTATATGTAGCCTATGGTCCCGTTCTTGCCCTGTCCGTCCACGCCCAGCAGCTTCTTCATGTCCATGCGGTCGGCGTTCATGGTGCCCAAAGGCTCGTACTCGCCTGTTCCCGGCACGCGCCGCCGCCACAGATCTTCCAGCATTTCGCGCCATTCCCGCCGGTCAGCAGCTCCCATCCCCACACATTCGGCAAAGCCGTGCATGTGCAGCCGTCCAGCTTCGCCTTTGCGCACCGCCCATAGCATCAGCCGTATTTTGTCCCGGCTCACACCAAAACGCTTTACCGTGGCACCGATCACCCGCCGCTTGTAGTTCTCCACATCCCGCCTGCAGGCTACAAAATCCTCCGGCAGATAGAACTCTTCGTATGTTCCGGTCAGGAAAAAGCCGTCCCGGCCAAAGTTCGCAATGGCCTTGCGCTGCTTGCGGCGTAAGCTGGCGTGCTTGTTCCGCTCTTTCTGGCCCCGGTCGCTCTCCTTGTGCTTCTTGCCGCGCCTGCGGTGCTCCTGATCTGTCACTGCATAAATGCCAACGGCCATGTACTCGCTGCCGCACCGGTATTTCTTTTCCCGGATGTAGCTCTTCTTCATCTGGCCGTCCTCCTGCATCGGTATGCTGCCGGTGTTTGTTTTCTCTTCTGTGCCCATCACCGTCACAGAAATAACGGGTATACTAGCTCCCCAAAGCGCCCACCCCGGACGCTGTAAAAAACGGTTCATCCTGCTATAAAATAAATGGTATAAAGGCTCCCGCCTGCCGCCGGTACGCTCCGGCAGCACCCGGCAGACTTTATCCTGCTGCGCTGTTGCCAAAGCCCCCGGCATCCTTTTGCCAGGGGCTTCCTCTGTTATTTTTTTTCGTCTGCGCTGTCCTTTGTGCGCCATCCAGCCTTCCTTTACGTAGTCGCTCCGGTTCACTCTGTCCCGGGATACCATGTCCTTTGTGTAGGCTTTTTCTGCTTTCACCGCAGCCGCCCATGCCTTGTACTTTTCGCACGTCCCATGGCACGCCGGGTGCCTTCCCGGACAGTCTGGTTTGCAGCACCATGTGATCATGCCGGTGCCTCCGGTTTTCCTTCTGCAGCCCAGTAGCCGTAGCTCAGCTCTTTTTTGCCTGCTTTCCGAGCCGCAGCGTTGTAAAGGCACAGCTCATGCACATCTCGCTGCAGCTCGTCCGGCTTCTCAATTCCCGTGATCGGCGGCCTGCTTTTTTTCGGCACGCTGCTTCTGGCTCCCGGCGCATTGCACAGCACGCCCCGTCGTATCCTCTTCCGTGTCAGGCTGTAAATGCCCTGCGGCCTGCAGTGCCCGGCATAAAAAACATTCGTCACGGTCTGTGTGTTCTTAAACAGACCCTTTTCTACCAGCTCTGCGGCCGTGCCTTCGTGCAGCAGGTTTCCGTCCGCGTCAAACATGCTGTAAAACCATACCTCCCGCATCTGGGTGCCGGTCCTGTGGTCCGATTCTGCTTTCGGCTTTGGCTGCTTTTCTTCCCGTTCCAGCCGCCACTTTTTCGGCTTTGCCTTTTTCTTCTTCTGGTGGGCATAGCCTGTGCATACGCTTTCAGCGCGGTTGTAGTATCCCTGTTCCATCAGCTCCTGCGGTGTGCCTTTTGCACGCAGTGCTCCGGTCTTTGCATCGTACAAACTGTAAATGTATTGCTTTGTCACCGGCGCACCTCCTGCTGCGCATACCGGTGCTTTGCCGTCTGCCATGCTTCCTGCCTCCGCTTCAGTGGATTCACAACGTCTTTCATGATCACCTCGTGTACTTCGCGTACCTGCACGCCACACTTTGCCGCCAGCTTCTTTTCGATCCGCTTGCGGGTCATTCTGTATTTGTCCTTGCTCACACTCTTCCTCCATACAGTTCAAACTCCGCACCGTCTTCGGTGATCAGCACCCCGCCGTCCAGCGCCTCGGCCAGCTGCTGCAGCCGTGCTGCACTCAGCTTCAAAAGCCCGCCGGGCTTACACCAGCGCCGTACGTCAAGCGGCCTTGTATCCAGCGCTTTCGCCAGAGTTTCCTCGTTTTCGCCACGGTAGATCATGGCTTCCTTCAGCGTCATCTTAAACGTCTCCTCTCCCAGCTTTCCGGCGCAGCTGCCTGCTGCAGAACTGCCTCGATCTTCTTTTTGATCTCACCCGGTGCCAGCACTGCCGTGCCTGCAGGCGCAGCGCAGCGGCCCATGGCTTCGGCCATGTTCCGCCGGAAGAAAGCATCTTTCTGTTCCTCATAGTCCCGGTCTGCCTGTTTTGCACGCTCTTCGTCCGGGATGTCTTCCACAATAATGTCGTCGGTCTGCAAAGCGTCGCAGGCACATCTGCGCAGATGCTCCATGGCAACATCCAGACCGTCCGCACGGCCCTCTTCATTCACCTGCCGGTAGTTGGCAAGAGCCTCCTGCTTCAATCGGTTCAGCCGCCCGGCACCATACCCCAACAGCTCCATGCACGTCTTTGCGTATAAGGTCCATACCATGCTGGCGGCCACATCGCCCGCCATGCGCAGCTGCTGCTCCCGTCGGGTACGCGGTGCACGCAGCACCGGCACCCGGAACTCCGGCTCCACGCCCTCCGGCATCCAGTTGTCCCGCATCGCCCTGCTCTGGTCGGTGCTGGGCATTCCTTTGCCGTTCGCCTGCATGGCAATGTTCAGGCTTTCCAAGCCCAGCTCTTCGGCACGCAGCTCGATCCGGTTCAGTCGGTCCTTGCCCACACCAAAGCACTGGTGCAGCGCAATGATGATGCACCATCGTGTCATTTCCGCAGTGCCGTCCCGCGTCAGATCCAGCTCCTGCCGCAGGTTCATTTTCTGCTTCACTGCTGTTTCACTCCTTCCCGGTATTGCTCAAACAGTGCGATCCAGTCCTGTGTGCTCAGCTGTTTGTCCCGGCTCGCTTCGCTCAAAAGCCGGTATGCACTGCTTTCCTTGTCGGCCGGGTGTTGCCAGTCCAGCTTTTTCAGCTCTTCGGCCATCCGGGCACGGTATTCTTCTAAGATCATCTTCGTTTCCCTTTCACGGCTCCCCGCGGTCGTTCATCCAGCTGGCAGCCAGCGCTCTGGCATCCGCCAGCTTGTCGCACAGCATGTTCACAGCGGATTCCTTCATCCACTCCGGCAGCCGGTCGGCCTGCAGCAGGGCCGCACCCATGTCCCGCACAAGCTCTTCGCCGTGCTGCTCCATCCGCTGCCAGATCTCCGTTTCATCCGGTGTCATGTTCATCGGTGGCCGCATCTCAGCCCGCCTTTCTCCGGCTTTTCGGCTTCACCGTGTCCGCCGGGGCTTTGTGTGCCTTGTTGCCTTTCCTGCTTTCCTTGTCCGCACAGCAGCCAAGGCCCAGCATGGCCAGCGCTGCCGCCAGCAGCACCAGCGCCGCAGCGGCCCAGCCCAGCATTTCCCAGCCGTTCGCGCTGTGCTCAATGCCGCTGGATACCAGCAGCGCGCCAATGGCCGTCACCATAGCTGCCATGTACCACAGGCTTGCCCGGATGGTTGCTTTCAGTTTCACTTGTGTTTCCTCCTGTTTCGTGTTAAACTTCTGGTGATAGTGGCTCAAAACTATCACCCCGTAAGCTCGTCGGTGTTCGCTGCACCGGCGGGCTTTTTGTTTGTTCGGTCCAGCGCCCCCTGCTCCAGCGCCGCATTCTTGTCAATGCGCCACAGCCGCGGCCCCACCTTTTCGGCAGGCAGCCGCCCGGTGCGGCACATTTTCTGTACGGTTTTCAGGTTCACACCCATCAGCGCAGCATACTGCGCCGGACTCAGATATGCCGGCAGCTGCCGCGCATCATAGATCCGCGCTTTTCTCATATTACGCCTGCCTCCTCAATCCGGGCTGAAGGTCTGAAAATGGCATTCTTCGCCCGTCTCCTCCAACTCAAGGTTCCACTCGCTGCAAATGGTCTCGCTCACAGGCTTTGCAAAGCCGATCAGTTCTTCGCCCCGCGCTGCCATCAGCGCCGCCGTGCCCACAATGCCGCTCATGTAGCGGTACTGGTACGGATCTGTCGCCCGCTCGTTGAAGGGCAGCTCCTGCAGCAGTCCTTCTTCGTTCACAATCAGCTGGATGCTGTCCACATCCTCCCGCGCCCAGTTCGCTGCAAGGCAGCTTTCGGCGGTCTCAATGGGCCCGCCCACCAGCGTTTGCAGCGTTTCCAGTTTGCAGGTATCCCCGTCGTCGCAGCGCACAAGCCGCGCCTTCTGCTCCTCGTCCGCCGGGATCACGATTACATAACGTTCCATGGTCACCCCTCCGTTTTCATGTGTCCAGCCTTCTCTGCGTCCTCCGGACTGTAAAAATCGAATTTTTCTTCCAGGCACGCCAGCACCTTCTGCTGCATCGGCTCTGGCACGCCCGCCTGCCGCATCGCCATCAGGCAGTATCCCATGCAGGCCGCATTGCTCCACGGTTCACTCAGTCCTGCCAGTGCCTGCATTTTGTCGTTGTATGTACCGGTAATGGTCTGCTCCCGTGCGCCATTCATAAGCGCTGCCCTCTGTGCCCGCCTCAGGCGGGCTTTTTCTTTGTTCTCGTTCATGCTCTCGCTCCTTTCATGCGCTCTTCTCCTCCTTGCCAAAGGCTTCCTCCCCGAGGGAGCTGTCGGCGCAGCCGACTGAAGGAGTCTCATGCGCTCTTGCTCCTTTCTGCCATCCTGTGTTACACTTCCGGTAGAAAGGATGTGTTTTTCTTGTTCAACTTTGATCCTCCAACGATCGCCGTTATCACCTCGCTCACCGCGCTGGTTTCTGCCCTTGCTGCGCTGCTTAACGTTGTTGTCGCATGGCTCACGGCCCGCTTCAACAGCCGTGCAGCCTATCGGTTGGAGTCCTCCAAGCTGTACTTCAACGCCCAGACCGATGCCTTTTCAAAGCTCATGTCTGCAGCGGCAGCTTTCCGCACTGACCCATCGGCCGAAAATGCTCTGCAACTCAACAGTGCACTTTCCTACGCGGTACTTTATTGCAGTGAATCCAGCCGTGAAGTGATCAGTCGGTACGGTCAAGTGCTGATTTCTCTTGCTCACGACCATTCCGAGCAGTCCGCCATAAAACTCGCCCATGCTCAGGTCGCGGCGCAGATTGCTATGCAGCAGGAACTGTCAGCGCTGCAAACCATAAAGCTGAAATGATTGCGGCCGCTACAGCACACAGCACATAGGCGATCATTGCCATGTTCCAGCTTTTCTCGGCCGCACTGGCCGTTATCAGGCCAAGGCTCACCAACAGCAGAATAAACTCCAGAATAAAACCTGCTATCACTTTTCACCTCCCGCCCCTCTCCGGGGCTTTTTTTCATGCGCTCTTCTCCGGGGTGGCGGGGTGGTCAATTCCGAAAAGTTCATTCGGAGTAACTCCCAGTGCCTTACAAATCGGTACAACATCGTCTGATGTCAGCCGCTTCCTGCCACGTAGTAGTGCGTTAAACTTCTTCGGGTCATACCCTGCTGCCCTTGCCACCGCAGATTGTTTCAAACATTTTTCATCAATGATTTTGTAAATCATGTCCGTTGCACTCATTCCATACGCTCCTTTCGTGTACAAGTTTCTTGGACATTTTTACAGTAGCACAAGTTTCTTGTTTCGTCAAGAGCTTTGTACAAATTTCTTGTACTTTTATCTTGACTTTTCAAGACAGCACCTTTATACTGACCATAGAACGACAATTTTAGGGGGTGTTACAAGTGTCCTTCGCAACCCGTCTCAGACAGGCCCGTGAGCAGTCCGGTCTTACACAGCAGGACCTAGCAGAAAAGCTTGGCGTTACAAAAAGCGCTATAGGAAACTATGAAAACGGTGTCAGCAGTCCAAAATGGGACGTTCTTCTAAAAATTTTTGACATTCTTCAGGTAGAGCCAAATTTCTTGTACCAGGACAGCTTTTCGTTAGACGTTTCCGAATCCCGTTCTCTTACCCCCCAGCAGTCCGCGCTGCTGTCGTCCTTCGATCAGCTCAATGAGGAAGGCCAGCAGAAAGCTGTTGACTATGTAGATGATCTGGTGCTCACCGGGCGCTATAAAAAATGTGCTGCGTCTGGCTTGGGCAAAGAAGCATAAAAAATAAGCCGCCTTTCGGCGGCTGTGGTGTAGAGGTAATATCATGCAGTTAAAAAAGCGGATCGTTTCTCTTGCGCTTGCAGCAATGCTTCTGGTTTCTGTGCCAATCTCGGCATTTGCCACAACAAAATTTAATCAGGGCGTTTTTGACGGACGTGATGATCTTCGTATTTCCACCGATATAATGACCGGGGAAACCTCAGTTGTGCCCACTGCTTTAGATGACGGGCAAATGATTATTCCCGTTCTCGATGCAGGTGCCATAATTACAGTTCAGCCTGGTATATTCTTGGATGATAGCAAAGATACGTTCATTCTGATGTTCGATTATTTAGGCGGTGACTGGGCCAAATTGAACGGCATTATCATCAAAATCGGTGATAACCGTTACTCTTTCACTAACTGTTATTCTTCCCGTTCTATAGACGACGGTTTTGCTTCCGAATACGTCGCGTTTTATATGAAAGATCAAACAGCTGGTATGATGAAAGATTTAGCTGAGCATCGCGACGATGAAATCACTGTAAGGCTTACCGGCTCTGCTAAATCCATAGATTTTGTCCTTACTGATACTGTCAAAAACACATTACTTGATATGTATGATTTGTATACTGCTGGTGGTGGTATGCGTAGCGGCAACATGTATCAAATTTCCGAGTTTGATCAAGTGTACGTTGAAAAGAACGGAAAACGGGTTATTGGCAACGTTGTCACAACTGTTCTTGATCTTGCCACTGGGCATACACCCGCCAATTTTTAACCTTTCTGGGCGTCCTGCCAAACGTAGAGTTTGGCAGGAACTATATTACCTATTCATAAATGAAAGGATAGTTTTTTATGATTCAACGTGTAACTTGTAGTAAGTGTGGTTCTCTTTTGCAGTATGATAACGCTTCTATCCATGAAGGCCTTCGGGATTTTGAAGAAGTCATCTGCCCGGTTTGTGGAAATGTCGTTGGCACAGTGTTTACCGATCTTCTGCCTGTTGCCGCTGTTGTTAAATCCGAAGGGTAAACTTCTTTATAGCACTTAGAAATACCGCTAGCCGTTCTGCAGCTAGCTTGGGCGCAAAAGAAGCATAAAAAACAAGCCGCCTTGCCTTCGACCAAAGTAGCCCATTTATGTCTTGTTCATGAAGAAATCTTGAATTTTTATTGCTTGTCAAGCCCCAATTTTAAATTTTTCCGTTGCTCTCGCAACTTTTCGCTGTAAAAATTGTTTACAATCGGCGGGCCAAAGCGTATAATACATGTAACGGAACCCGCTAAGCCTCTGGGTGCATTGCATCTATGCGTATCATGGCGGGTCTTTTTTTATGTCAATTTTTGAGGATGTCCAATATGCCTGAAACAAAATCTTTTTGTACCTATGAACAGCAGCTCCAAATTCTAAAAAGGCGCGGCTTATCAATTGCCGATGATACTTTGGCCCTTCAGTGGCTTCGGGAAAAGAATTATTATCGCCTGAGTGCCTATTCCCTCACGCTGCGGCGCAAAAATCCTTCTACTGGAGAAGATGAATTTTTAAAGGACTCATCTTTTTCTACAATCATCGACCTTTATCAGTTTGATGAACAGTTTCGTGCTGCTATCTCTCACGCTGCAGCTATTGCAGAAACCAACCTCAAAGCCTATATTGCTTACTACCATGCCCGCCAATACGGTCCGGTCGGCTATCTGGATGGAAATCATTTTGAAGATCCCTGGCGGCACGCTAAACTTTTGAATGGCCTTTCCAAATCTCTCGGCTTGCGAAAAGATGAACCATTTGTTTTACATCATCATAAGGATTTGAACGACGTATATCCTATTTGGGTTATCGTTGAGGTTTTGACCTTTGATCAGGTTTCTATGATGTACCGTAACCTGCTGCCGGAAGACCGTGCTGCCATTGCTCGTGAGTTCTATGGTATTTCTTCTCGTGAATACATTGAAAACTGGACTCATTGTGCTGTTGTTGCTCGCAACATCGCTGCACATGGTTCCCGCTTTTATCATCGACAGCGTGTTAATCCTCCCGCAAGAATGCCTAAACCCATCAATTCTTACGGCACAAAACCATTCGGATATGTATATGCTCTTTGGCATTTACTTCCCATTCCTGACCGCAGCGCATTTGTCAACGCCGTTCATGATTGCTTTATAGCACATCCCTCTGCTCAACTTTCTGAATTGGGTTTTCCTGATAATTGGCTTGATATTTTAACCGTCCATTGATTTTTGAGCGCCCACCCGGCACTCCTTTTTTACAAACGCAAAGAACCCCTCAGCTGTTTCCAGCCAAGGGGTTCTCTGCTCTGCTGTCTGTCCAAAAGAAAAGTAGGAGGTTCTATCATGGAATGCCTTGCAAATCCCGTCGCGTCTCCGCTTTTCTATTGTAAATCTAATATGATCCTTCTGCAACCCAGAATTTTTTCAGAGGAGGTGTGTACTCATGGCAAACAAAAAAGGTTCCGATGGCCGTTACCGCTACCGTGTCTGCATCGGCAAAGATGAAACCGGCAAGCCCAAATACAAAAGCTTTTACGGCACCACCGCAAAAGCAGCGCGTGCTGCTGCCGAAGCTTACCGCGCAGCACTGGGCAAAGGAATGGATCCCGCCCAATCCGAAGCCACCCTTGCCACTCTATACGATAACCTGATCGCTGCCAAAACAGCCAAAGGCATCGGGCAAAAGAGTCTCGACCGCTATGAAGACAATAAAAACCATTGGGGTCCGCTTCTGGATCAGCCTGCAGCAGATCTTCGCACTGCCGACTTCCAGCGGGTCCTTAACTCTCTGGCCCAGTGGCACAATGGCAAACCACCACTGTCCCACTTCACGCTGTCTAATCTGCGCAGCAGCGCCAAGGCTGCCTATGAACTCGCTATCCCAGAAGTGGTACAATACAATCCCATTGTTAAAACTACCTGCCCTGCCGGTGCTGATCCTGAGCACCGTGAGCCTATCACAGAGGAACAGCAGCAGTGGATCCGCGAAACGCCTCACCGCGCCCAGCGTGCTGCCATGCTGCTGCTTTACTCAGGCCTCCGCCGCGGCGAAGCTACCGCCCTCACCTGGGCCGATGTCGATTTGAAAGAAGCCACGATCACCGTTCACAGCGGTTATAATTTCAAGGATAAAAAAATCAAGGATCCCAAAACAGAAGCCGGTGTCCGGGTCGTTAATATTCCAAAGATCCTTGTGGACTATCTCAAAACTCAGCAGGACGATTGCTTGTATGTGCTGCATACTGTAAAGGGCCACCGCATGACAGAGCAGGCATGGAAAACTCTGTGGAGCAGCTACATGGCCGATCTGAATGCAAAGTACGGCTATCGCGGCGAAGAAAGCAAAAAGCGCCCAGGCGGCCTGCCCATGCGCATTGAACCCTTTACACCTCACCAGCTGCGGCACACATTTTGTACCCTGATGTACTTTGCCGGGGTCGATGTTCTCACCGCCCGCGATCAAATGGGTCATAAGGATATCAGCGTCACCCTCGGCATCTACACATCCCTTGATAAAAAATTCAAGAAAAAGAAGATCAATCGTCTGGACTCCTATCTCAAAAAACAGACCGGCTAATTTGCAATGGCGCAAAAGTGGCGCACATCGTTTGTATTTTTATCGTATTTATGTGTTTTATTCTCAATTCCTCGCCCGCTCGTAATGAGCAGGTCGCCTGTTCGAATCAGGTCAGTAGCTCCAAAAATCCTACGGATTTGCGTTGAAA